ATTATTTGTTTGTGAAACTTGGTCGAAATCTATACCTTATAACAACAGGGCAATTATAAATTGTTCTTTTAGAGAGGTATTTGAACCCTAATGGCAAATCCTGTACCAGAATTACAACAGCTTACAAACAAATCTATAATCGAGTTATTTTCTGTTGAACTTATACCTGATCTTCATTATACAAAATCTGCAAAAACAGCCACATATAGTCAGTCAGGGACAACAATTACTATCTCATTAACTGCACATGGATTTTCTACTGGTCTTATCTTGAGCCTTGATTTTACATCAGGAAATGGAATTGATGGAATTTATACAATACAGACAGTTGCAACAGATACTTTCACTGTTACAGGGACAACTTCACAGTCCACAAGTGGTAATGTATCTTTCAATGTAAATTCAACATTGACTGATGCAACGGTTTTTCTTTTTCATGCAGGTATTAATATGAAAGATATTGGCGATATTGTTTGGCAATCTAATACATACACAAGAATGCCTTGTCAGGCAACAGGCTTTAAATATTCTGGTAAAGGTTTACTGCCTAGACCAACTCTTACATTTTCAAATTTGCTTGGCACAATAACAACCATAATTTTGCGTGTTAATCAAACAACACCTTTCATAGATTTACAAAGAGCTAAAGTAACAAGGAGAAGGACACTCGCAAGATTTTTAGATGAAGTAAACTTCCCGTCTAACGTAAACCCTTTTAAAGTTGGTTCAGTTGACCCAACAGCAGAACTGCCAAGAGAAATATATTTTATAGATAAAAAAGCAATAGAAAATAGAAATATTGTAGAGTTTGAAATGGTAAGCAGTTTTGATTTGGCTGGAGTTGGCGCGCCAAAAAAATTAGTTACAAGGGATGACTTTAAAGGTGTTGGAACTTTTGTTAATTTTTAAATATGACTTGGAAAGAAACTTTTAAAAAATATGCACAAGAACAAGCACCTAATGAAGCTTGTGGCTTGCTTGCAATAATAGATGGTAAAAAAACCTTTTGGCCTTGTAAAAATTTAGCAGAGGGAAAGCATGAGTTTTTTATGCTTGACCCCGATGATTGGGCAGAATGTGAAGATACAGGAGAAATTATCGGAGTTATACATAGTCATCCAGTAGGTGCAGCAATAGCTTCAGATGCTGATAAAGCATCTTGCGAGCATATTGGCTTTCCATATTATATTTACAGTATTAATCAGGATCACTGGATATGTATTGAGCCTACAGGTTGGAAAGCTCCTTCACTTATTGGTAGAAAATTTATCTGGGGTAAATATGATTGCTGGTCTATCGTAACAGATTGGTTGAAAGAAAATAAAAATATAAACATTAAATATTGGCCTAGACCTAAAACATTGATGGATTTTGCAAATAATCCATACTTTGAAAAAGTACTTACAGAATCAAATTTTATAAAACAAGAAAAAAATAATAAAATTAAAGAAGGTGATGTATTACTTTTTAAAGGTTTGAAAGGTAAAGCTAGTCATGTTGCTGTTTATATCGGTGATAATATGATATTAAATCACAACTTCAAAGCTTTAAGCTGTAGGCAACCACTTAGTCTAAGCTATCAAAAGGCATTACAAGGAGTATATAGATATGAAGCTTAGAACGATAAAGGTATATGGAAATCTTAGAAAATTTTTAGGTAAATCAACATTTCAAGCTGCTGTAAATTCACCTCAACAGGCATATAGTTTTTTAAAAGCAAATTTTGCTGGACTTGATAAACACATGAATAATCATTTATATCAAGTAAAAATCGGAGGCCGCTTAATAACACAAGACTTTGTATCTTCAACAGCACAAGGTGATATTCAAATTATTCCAGTTGCTGTGGGTTCAGATTTTGTTTTTAATTTTATAGAAGATGCTTTTAATTTTGTTGTAAATAATGCAATACCACTTGTTACAGCTTTTATTACAGGTGGTACAAGTCTTTTGCTGACAACAGCAGCTTTGACTCTTGCCAGTGATTTACTTACACCCGATTTACCAACAAACAATATTTCTTCAGTTGGTGATACAGACCCAAACATAAGGGGTTCATATAGTTTTACGGGCATCCAAAACGTTAGTTCCAGTGGTGTTCCGATACCAATTTTATATGGATATGTTTATAGCGGATCAATTTTAATAAGCTCTGGCGTTGATAATGTTCAATTAGTTTCATTACTTACAAATGAAGGTACTTATTCACAGTCAGGCAATAGAATCACTGTATATATAAATAATCATGGGCTAAGTAATGGAGAAAGTATTCGTTTAGATTTTATTTCAGGCCCTCTTGCTGGTCATCCGACTTTAGATAATCAAGGTTTAGGGAATTTTGGCGTTGAAAATGTCACTACAAATACTTTTGAATCGCCATTAGGTATGTGGAGCGACCAAACATATGGAAATTCAGCTAGTAATGTTGTTAAAATTTTAGAAAGAAACCCAAGTTAACTTATTATGCCAAGATTAGTTGATGATCAATTATTTGGTAAACAACCTGACGGCAGAGTTCTTGATCCAGACTTAATTGAAGGAGGTTTAAGAAGTAAATCTTTTGCAACAATTGTAGATTTATTAGGATACGGTGAAATAAGTGGGTTTAGAAATCCTTCAAATACAGATCCAACTAACACAGACTCTTTAAACATTGGAAAAGATATTTTTTTAGATGGCACACCTTTAGTTAACGCAAATGGAGATTTTAATTTTCAAAATGTAGAAATCTTTTTTAAAAATGGTTCTGAAAATCAAACACCACTTGGATCAATTGATTCTTTTGGCCCTGATCGCATAGAAAACACAACACCTATTGGTGTACCAGTTGTTAAAGATACACCTGTTTCAAGATCCATTACAGGATCTTTAGATTCAAATGGTAATCAATTGGTGAAGATGATAAGAGTAACACTTCAAATACCAGCCTTGCAAAATTTTGAAAGTGATGGGGATATAACAGGTACTGAAGTAAAAATATCAATAAACATAACAGAAAATGATGGCACTGTTCATAATGTTGTTGTTGAAAATTCTATAACTGGAAGAGCTACAAGTCCTTATATAAAGGATTATGAGATAGATTTGGAAGATCCAAACTTACAGTTTCCTTTGACTGTGACTGTTATAAGAAATACTGATGATAGTACAGATACAAGATTACAAAATGCTACTAATGTTCTTTCAATTACAACAATAATTACAGAATCACAAGCCTATGCTGGTTTTGCATATGTTGCTTTGAGGTTTAATGCACAAGAATTTCAAAGCTATCCAAAGCGTATGTATCGTGTTAAAGGAACTAAAATTAAAGTTCCACATGATACAACGATTGATTTAGATAATGGAAGAGTTATATACCCAGCCGACTATACATTTAACGGAACATTTAAAACAGATAAAGAATGGTGTGCTGACCCAGCTTGGATTTTATATGATCTGTTAACAACAGATAAGGGTTTTGGTGGTACAGATGGTGTGATCGATGCAGATACTTTAGATGTTTTTAGTTTTTATTCTGCAAGTGCTTATAATAGCGAACTCATAACAGACCCTATAACAGGAACAACAGAGCCTAGATTTAGTTGTAATGTAATTCTAAATCAAAAAAATGATGCTTTTACTCTTATAAATGATCTTTGCTCAGTGATGAGAGCAATGCCTTTTTATAGCGTTGGTTCCCTTACCCTGTCACAGGACAGACCCACTAACACGACAACAAATACATCTGATGCTCAATACATCTTTACAAATGCCAATGTTAGTGAACAAGGTTTTACATATACAAGTGTTGGGCAAAAAGTAAAATTTACTGAGGTTGAGGTTTCATATTTTGACAATGATACACAGACTTTAAATTTTGAATATGTGAGTGCAGATGAAATAACTGCTTTATCAGGCTATACAACAAAATTTGGAAAGATTAGAAAAACTTTAAAATCTTTTGCCTGTACTTCAAGAGGTCAGGCTAATCGTCTTGCCAGGTGGTTTTTGTACACAAATCTAAAAGAGGCTGAACTTTGTTCATTCAAAGCTACTCTTGAGGCTGGTGTTGTTGTAAGACCTTCAATGATTATTGGTATCGCTGACAGCCTGAGGGCTGGGGTTCGGAGAGGTGGTCGTATAAAATCAGTTACCAACACAACAACTATTGTTGTTGATGATGCAAACAACACTGATTTAACAGCAGAAAATTCTGCAACCTTATCTGTAGTAATGCCTGATGGCTCAACTGAAAGCCGTAGTATTTCAACAATTTCTGGAACAACAATAACTGTTTCTTCTGCATTTTCTACATCACCGCAAGCAAACTCAATCTGGGCTATTGAAAATTCTACAGTTGAATTTCAGACATATAGGGTTTTAGGAATAGAAGAAGAAAATCACTGCGAATATAATATTTCAGCAATTATCCATGATACAAATAAATATTCACAAGTAGAAGATACAACAGTTGCAGCAAATCCAAGAACTATAACAACCTTACTTGATGAAAAACCATCACCAAGTAAT